CCACCGACACCCATCTCTTCAACAAACTGTCTGAATGATAGTGTTCTGTTCTCTAGGTCTTCTGCTAAAGCAATAGCGTCTGGTTCTTGGTGTGCCATGTAGAATAGTTCCTCTAAAACATCGTCATCATATTCTACCCCTTCTTTTACCAATGCAACCGCAGCGGCAAAAGAAAGAAAGTTCTTACTTTCTACTGGCACCATATGAATAATTCTTTTCAATCTAAAAACTAAACGATGGAGATAAGTATATGCTTCTCTCTCAACATCTGTATTTAGTTTTGAAATTGGTGTGATTTCTTTACCCTTCTTGTCGATAATGCCCAAGCGGTATGCGTCCGTTCTTTCAAACGGAGTAGTGAGCATCCATAGGACGCGCAGTGCAATAGCATTATCGATCAACTTAGCCATCAATATTCCTTAAAGTTCTCGCTATGTTTAAATCTAAAGGTATTTCTGGTATATCATCTACAGTCATTCTATTTAGATAAACTAGAAATGTTTTCAGGTATGACCAATACTTATTTTCTAATTTATATAAAAGCATCAAAGTGGTTTCATTACCAAATACGTTATACAAAACTATTAAGTGATTGAGTATCAATCTTTCACTTAATATATCTGTTGTTACATATCTACGAAATAATCGTTTGATATACTTAAATCGTTTTAAATCTTCTTCAAGGTCAGACATACCAAGGCAACCTCGATTGTCATAACTCTTAATAGCAAAGATCAAAAAATTATCATCATTTAATTCAAACATATTATGTTACTGTCGCCGTTCCTCCAATGAAATACCACAATGTTCCTTGGAACATAAGTGTCGCGGTATCTCCTGCCCCATTAAAAACAATACTAGAATGACCAATATTGGACGTAATACTTAGTGTATGATTTGCGGAATTTGATTGCATGATGATAGTTTTAATTTGGCCATCAACACCATCAACGATGGTTAATGTACCACTAGCATCAGGTGACGTAATCCTTGTTACCAAAGATGTAATTGAAATGGCACCCGCAGCCGATAAAGTCTGCGGAGTGCCACCCAATACTAATTTGTCTTCTAAAACTACCGGGACAGGAATGCCGCCGAACAGATTAGCAACAGTAATCTTATGATCATATGGACTTGTATTTGGTTTCACTAGATAAATCACATCAGCCGAATTCGCTTCGGTTGCTGGATTCATCGCTGTTACTTTGCTATCTGCCATTAGTTATTAATCCTCTGGGAATTCGATATCGTCAGCGGCATCACCGGTGATGCCGTTCTTCGAAAGGGCGCACAGAACTTCATACTGGATACGACCAGCATGAGCACCAGTTAGAACCTTACGCTTTACCCAACCAGTGTGAGCAACAGCACCACTAAGTCCTTCTTCATCACCTTGGTTTACACCAAGTGCTGCATTAGCAGTAGCAGTTGTTGCAGTCATCAGATCGAAATACTGATCATTATTACCAGTACCAGAAATCAGAACGAGTGTAAATGGCGTATATGTTAGACCAGTTGGCGTACCTACTGTTGTAGTAAGTGCAGAACCATCTTCACCCGTCAGAGTAAATCCAGTTACGGATGGCGATGTACCTGTAACAGCAGAAACAGTATAGATGCTGCCCGTCGCATATCCAGAAATAGTACCAGTTCCACCTAGTGTACCAGTAATACGAATACGATCACCAGCTGCTAGAGTAGTTGCGGTGCAAGTAAACTGACCGCCAGTTCCAGAGATAGCAACACCAGCAAGTGCGGTACGACCAGCAGCAGCAGAGGCAGAAGCAGCCAAACGGAACAGACCAGTTGTAAACCCTAGAGCAGAAACAAAGTATGAAGTTCCGTTTACTAAACCAGTAACAGCAGTACCACCATTATGATAATACTTAATTTCTTCACCAGAAACTAAACCGTGAGTAGCATAAGTAAACTTCTCTTCAGCAATAGTAACAGCAGATGTAGGCACAGTTCTGCGTGGAACTGAAAGATTTACAGTAGGAGCAGTTTCATATGAAGAACCATTGTCTGTTACAGTGATTGCAGTAACTACGCCACCAGAGATGGTCGCTGTTGCCTCAGCATCAGCACCACCACCACCTGAGAAACCAACAGCAGGGGTTTCAAGGTAACGTGTACCACCTTGGATTAGAGCAACCGCTGAAATGTAACCACCCGATTGGTCGCCATGAATTTCGCTGCTTCTTACACCAAAAACTTGTGTCGATTCAAAGTCAGTTGATCCAACAGAGGCAACGAAAGTTGGTTTTTCGTGGGCTCTATATGTTTGACCAGAGAATGTAGTCAGAGTTGTTCCTGGATTTGCATTGATAACAGTCGCCACTGTTTCACTAGCAACGGCGATTACAATCATTTCCTGAGTACCAACACGAACGATATCATTAACAAGAAGAAGATCCGTCACGAACAAGGTGTCTGTACCTGTTAGAGTTCCGCGACCGTAATCTAGACTTAGTGTGAAAGTGTGTGAAGCACCTGAACCATCTGTCGAGGCGATTACTGTTGGATTATTATGTAGTGCCTGTGCTTCAGTAGCAGCAACCATGAAAGTATCTGTAGTAACATTAGTTACGTAGTATGTGCTGCCAGATGTCAGACCTACAACAGAAGTTCCTCCACCGTTTGCATATGCAACAGGATCGCCTAGTTGAAATGGATGGCCTGACGAATTATAAACGCCGGCAGCATGACCTGTGGCGCCATTGAATGTGATAGCAGGTGCAGTAAGAGTTACTGTACCCGACACTGATTTACTATCTGCTTTACCCCATGCGGACATTAGTTGTCTCCCTTTTTATATTCTTGATCTACAAAGTTAAAAAATTGTTTGCGTTTTTCTTCATCAAGTTCCGAGGGAGACTTGATACCATACTGTGTAAGTGCTGCGTCAAATGTGGTCTTATAAGATTCATTCATCTGTGTGAAGGCAGCGATATCAGCCAGTGCTTCGCCGCGGCGAGATTCCTTTGCAAGAATTTTACGGCCAGCACGGATACGACTATTTAAACGGTTTCCATACTTTCTCATACTATCCAGGTCATTAACATTTGCAACGACTTCACCCGGTTTAGTCTTTGCCTTATCCATATAAGATTGAAGTTTACCCTTTGAAAGTTCATCGATTGTTTCGACTTCTTCTTTCACACCAGCATTCATTTTTTTAGCATGAGCATGTGCAGCCTTGTGCTGGTCAGGAGATGTTTGCTTTGATTGGGTGTCTCCATAAGGAAACGACTTGACCACCTTTGATGTCATCAATGCCTGACCCATCGCATCTTTTTTCCCAGTAGGAATTTTTTTGTTCACATGATGTGCGTTATTGGCTGTGTGAACGAAATATGTTGCTTCTTCCAGATCGACTTCCTCAGTGCGAGAGTTTTTCAAATCGGCGGCGCTAGGTGCACCTTCTGAACCAGGCTTGCGCATACGTTCACCAGATCCTGATTTAATGCGCTTACGCTTTGCATGAATGTTATCCCAGAGGCCGCGCTTCTCTTCGACTGGCTCGGCTTCTTCATTCTTCTGGGTATTCATTGCCTTCTTAGCAAGATGTTTGGCAACGTTCTTTACCTTATTGCCGTATTCGTCTTTGCGCTCTCCGGCTTTTTTATATGGACCTTCAAACGGCATTTTTTCTTCATTCATTTCGCTTTGGAGATAGTTCGCTGCGGTTGAGATATAGTCTTCTGCTAGGGTAATCTTTGATTGAACCCACTCAGGAAGATTTGTATCTTCGCTCATCGAATCATGCATACGTTGCGAGTTAGCAATGATTGACTTTAGTTGGGACATAGCCATGTCACCTTCATAGTCATACTCTTGCTTCTCTTTAGCTTCGGTTGCATACGATTTAGCACCAACTCTGGCCTTATTAAAGATAGAATCATCACCCAGAACGATGAACATCATGGAATTTAAGAAGTTTGCCATGATGTCGCGCTCGGCGCCTTGAAGTGGATAACCACCTTGTATCTTAGTAATAGCTTTGCGCAATAGAGGAATAGTATTCGATGGCATTAGTCCAGCACGGACTAGTTGCTGCAAACGCATATCCAAATCTACTGACTCTGCCATTACAGTGTCTTTAATTGTTTGTTCGAGTGACATTAGTATCTCCTTATCCTCTATATTTATCACTTAGAGGATGCACGGATCATCCAACCGTGTTTTGCATGAACATCTAATCTCTCTTCGAGTAAGTTCAATAAGCCTCTATTATTTTCCGCGTCTGCCAATTTATGAGCCGAATTAAGTGCTTCAATCACAGAGGCATTTGCGTCATTAAGGTCAGATAACATACCAGATACATCTACACCATAGATATTAGATTCTTTGATAGTAGTAATAGAAGCAAGTTCTGTCATATTATATGGCGCATATTCATCCAAAGCTCTAATTTGTTCCGCCACGGTGTCTATAGCCGCAAACAGTTCTTCGTAGATGTCAGAAAAGAAATCGTGCAGCTGGGAGAAGTCTTTACCTTCTACATTCCAGTGAAAGCCATGCGCCTTAAAATACATTGCATATGTATTTGCCAGAACAATTTTAAGGGAAGTATTCAACTCATCCATATTATTTCTTCTTCGTTCTTGCGTTGGTCACGCGGCTCTGGTCACGCTTTCTTTCGCTTTGTTGTAGGCGGATTGAAAGTCTTGATACCATTGGTGCCATGCGCTTTACTTGTGCTTCGATACGTGCCTTTTCAGAGGCTGATACAGAAGATGGGTCGCGGTTACGAAGAATGCGCTTGTAAACCATTCTACGAGCGGCGCGAATTGAACGAGATTTAATTCTATCAGGTGTAGCAATACGCTTTAGCGCCATATTCTTTGCAAGATTGCGGCGAGTCTTGTTGCGCATTGCAGCAAATCTTTTCTTTAGACGACCCTGAGGAGTGATGGCTTCATCTAGTTCGCCTTCATTCTCATCTTCGTCTTCTACATCTTCGGCATCATAGTATTTACTTAGGTCTTGCCATGAAGAAGATTCAATTTCATTAGTGACATCAGCCTCAATTGCAGCCAAGTCACCCTCGGTCCATTGATTTACCGTATCGTCGGCGCTCATATCATCTAAACCAGGTAGAGGTGATAGTTGATACGGCGAAGGATAATTTGCAGGTGAGATATTGTCAGTGCAAGGTCCCATTGTCTGACCCATGGTCTCTTCTGAGATTGCTCTCATAAAATCAGCATGTGATTTGTGGGCGCGCTTGACTAGACTTTCTTTTTCGATTGAAGACTTCAACGAGTGATAGCGGTCATTGAACTTCTCTACATGGTTAGGAGCTACGTGGTGTTCTGCACCATCATAGAACTTAACCTTGGAACCAATAGAAGTGGCTTTACGAAGTTGCATAACAAGATGCTTAGGTTCTTCTGCTCTCTGGACTGCCTTTTTCTTTGCAATATCTTTCTTAGCCTTTGCGATTTTTTTCGGATCGGCAAGTGTCTTTCGTAGTTTGGCAGCAAATTCAGAACGCTTCTTGGCACCTAGGGCCGAGATTTCGTCGAGTTGTTGTTCTTGGATAGCATCACCAGAAAATGGATTCATTGCTGGAATCTTATCAGCCGCTAGACCTTCTTGTCCTGGTGTCATAGCTGCCCACTTCTTGCGAAGTTCTGGGCTACCCCATTCGTCTTCTTTACCTAGTTCTTCTTTGACAGTGCTGTTGTTTAGACGTTTTGCCATAGCACCACGAATTCGCGAGAGAGACCCGACACTGCTCTGTGGTGTTCTTGGTTTTTCAGCAGCAGGATGCATCGTAGGTTTAGCAATCGGCGGACGTTTTGGTGGCGTTTTCGGCGTATAACCATTACTAACGCTGTGTGCATTTTGGTCAATACCATACTCGTTTATCTGCTCGATTTCTTCGTTACAATTCCAGCGGCGTAGTGACATAGCCTTACGGGTTGGACGACCCTTCTCATCCTTCATAGGACCTTTCATGCCACCCATGCGGGCGCAGAATGACTTGCGACGACCAGCAGCTTCACCTTTTGGATCCAGCTTACTAGGAGGTGTAGTAACAGCCGTCTTGATACCCATGGCCTTGGCACCCTTACGAGTTAGACCAGCGCCATCTTCTGTGGCACGGTAGTGACCCTTAGAGTCTTCGCCGCGCTCTTCTGGAAGAATTGAAGACTTAGTTACCTTTGATTTGAATACAGTGTGGTCAACACCGACTCTCTTTGCTGCAACCTTATGTGCATGAGCGGTGTTCTGAGCCTTAACATGGACCGAACCAGCAGCAACAGCTTTACCAGCATGTTGTTTAGGAAAGTCTACCTTCCACATGCCATATGCTTCTTCGACTTTGTTTGAGACTTCGATGGTCTGTGCATTCAATGGCTTCTTGGCTTCATCGCCGTTTGCCGCCTTGTATGCTTTGTCCATATCTTCGTCGCTATCACTTTCTTGTGGCTTTAGACCAGCATTTGAATGGTAGCCATACTCACCTTCTTTAGGAAAGCCTTCTCTTGGATAATTATCAGCGGCTTCTTTGACATGACGACCCATGCCACTGGAATAGGTATTGAGTTCGTATGGGTGTGTGCCGCCCTTGTTGAATACTTGAACATGTACCATGTGCTTCTTGCCACTAGTATGAGTGGCTGGCATACTTACAGAGGTGGTATTACCTTCGCTTGGCTTCTTTGAGCCAACACCAACGTGCTGGAATCTATCATCGTCACTTACACTAAGACCAGCCTTTTGGTGGTGTGATAGTGCGTGATTGATTGCATCGGTATATGATTTGTGATACAGTGTGTAATCAGAACCACGAGCCTCTTTCAGTCGCGCCTTTGCTTTCTCAATAATATTAGCCATTAAAAGTATCTCCAGAAGCTAAACGTTTGCTATATTTATAACAATTACTTCTTCGATTTCTCGGAGTTGATACGGTCAACCTCAGTTTTGTTATCTGCAATCCACTTCTGTAGAGCAATCAATTGCTGGGCGTTTTGCTGGCATCTGGAGTAGTTTGTGATGATTCCGACGAGGGCCGTAGTGTCTGTAATTCCTGAGGAGGACGCATCAGAAGCTCGGGTGGGGTCGGCATCACTGGCAGTGGCACTAGAGTCGTGCGTGAACACCCAGCCGTTAGACATAACAGACTGGCTAGGAACAATGTTTTTGGCGGTATCAATGTAAACATATTCTTTCTCTCTAATTGTGTTTGTTCTATCAACATATTCAGTAACTACATTATTACTTATTTCAGCATTCTTTTTCTCAAGTTCGGCAACTTGTGTGCTTGCCTTAGCAGCAAATCTTTGTAGTTCTGCTTCGGCGTAGGCAGAGCCCTTCATATATCCATATAGGAATACACCAAGTATTAAAGCAGCGCCTGCTAGTAACTTATATGGGAGAGGGATCATACCAAACATATTTAATTCCTTATTCTTCTTCTGACTTCTTTGTTGGTTTCTTAGGCGCAAACTTTTCTACACCAGTAATACCAAGAGTGCCGATAACAATATACATTACACCGTTGAAGATAAACTCTTCAATGGTGAAGTCCCAGAATAGATTAGCAATGTAGCCAATGGCAATAAGTAGTGTAGCAACAACTGCTACCATACGTTTAGAAGATGGATTACCATTTTCTGACATCATATCTTTGATATATGTTAGAAATTTGCCCATGTTAGAGTCCTAGAAACGTTTTGAAGGACAAGGCTTCATGGAGGCCCATGCCACGGCGAACATCTTTATAGAGTTCGCTCTTATGCTTTGTGGACATTGCACTAGGTGCCATCTTATGAAATTCTTTTTCGTTACCAGCGGCTGCATGTTGGCGCATCTTGGTACCAGAAGCGCCTGCTACACCTGTGTCAGCATCCGAACGTTCTTTACCAACGGTATGAATGGTAATCTTCTTAAAGTTGTAGTGGCCGTGACGACCTTCTTTGCCATTATACTTATGCGCGAGAGCATGGAATTCATGTGCGCGGTCTGAACCAACGTGTAAGTGTAAGTGTGTAACACCTTCACTATGAAGTCTTGACATTTGGTGTAGGAGAGTGGGATGTTCTTTATCTAGAAGACGAACATTGGCACCTGGAAATGCTCTCTTAGCATGTTTCAACTTCTGTTCAGGCGTCAAAGGATTCTTTTTAGAATCGTGTGTGCCAGTAAGAACGATGGTATGTCCGTGGGTACCAGCCGTGTTACGAACTTGGTTTACAACAGCTTCATGACCCACGGTGATTGGGTTCATTCTACCTTGTGTGATATGATGATGAACGTCAGCCATTATTTGCCCTTGCTTGCTCTTAGAATTGCACTGCGCTCTCGGTTAGCTTTCGAGAAGCCTTCGCGGTCAACAACCTTCAGACCATGGGCGACATAACCTTCGCCGCCAGCGGCTGCACCATTAATATGCGTCGAGAACCCACCACCGGCGGCACGATCTAATCCTCTAGCAAGATGATTGGTCGCTTGTTGTAAATGGTGGTGAATTTGAAACGATCTTTGAAAGTGCTTTTTGCTGGCATCTACCTGCGATAGATGAGTATTCATAGTGGCAGTCTTGCGCTCTTTAGCAGCCGGAGTCTTGACGGCATCTATCAGTTTCTGGTGCGAAGTTTCTAAATGCTTCCTGTATCCTTCGACTGAAGGTTTTTCACCGCTTGTAACAGTTCTATTGATATAAGTTCTTAGATGTATTTCATGACCAGGCAGATGCTGATACGAGTGACTTTTCATCAACTTTTCTGCCGCACTCAGATGCTCTTCTGCTTGGGACTTAACTGTAGAATGAAGTTTGCGCTCTTTGTCTGATACAAGATGTTGTACCATGTGAACATCAGGATGTGATTGAAAGTGCGACATGTCCGTGATAGGATGTGCGGTTCTTTCTGGACCCTTTAGCTCCGTATGTATAGTAACACTAACCTTGGATTTCTTTAGCTTCTTCGCTTCTTCGCTACCAGCATCCGCACGATATTCAATCGTATTTGGAGTATGCGAGATGTGTGAGGTGTATTCTGATCTTCCAGAAGGTTCGCTCATATATCCGCCCTGGTATTCACCGGGCTTTTTTGGAATTACTTTACCCAGGTGGGCATGAAGTGCTTTCAGAGGACCAACAAGATATGGTTTATGGCCATGTTGCTTTTCAATATCTGCGGCAGAATAGTTGTAGTGAGAACCAGCACCCTTATACTTGACACCAATCTTACCATCAGGTGTTCGAATTACATGGAAAGACATTCTATCATCTATCTTACGAGTAGATGGTGTTTTCCCACGTGCAACACCACGCAAAGTTTCCAATGCGTGGTGTGCAGCGTCTTGACTATCAAATGATCTATCAGAGGGATGCTCTATATGAGCAATACCACCAGTGTGGGTCGCCTCAGTGATAAATTGTGTAAAGGATAACATAAGGGTCTCATCTCTATTGATTACCCTATATTTATAATACTTTCGAATCACACTCTCTCTTTTCCATCTACTATTATATAGTAGCAGATTCTGAGGAAATGTCAAGCGGTATTTTTATGCCAGTATAGCACTCAATTCTTCGGTAACATCCACTGCGGTAAGATCGATAGGAGGAAAATCGATTGCACCATTTAGATTGGCTTGGAATGTTTCAGAATTTGTAGGGGCTTCTGCAAAATAAATTTCAAATCCAGCTACAGTTTCACGAACAAATGAATCGCCACCTTCAAACATGTGGGAAACTTTATCAAGTTCTTCATTAATCATTTCAAAGGTGGGTTCACCAGTAAAATACTTGACGATATATTCTTTTGCACCAACTGTCTTCCATAATGGAAGGTCAGCACTACCAACATTTGTCCATACAAATGAGGATACTACAAGTTTAAGATTCAATTCGTCCATATTATTTCCTAAAAACTGGTGCGCCGTGCAGGACTCGAACCTGCTGCCTCAAGATTAGAAGTCTCGCGCTCTATCCAGATGAGCTAACGGCGCATAACTATTGTATACTACATTTATAACAGTTTGTCAAGTTAAAACTCAAACTTTGAAAAATCTCTTCGCTTACCAATGGTAGTATTTTCAAACACTGGAACATCGTCTTGCCCAGAGTCCATAATACCAGCCTGAGCATCATCTTCCAAGTCATACAGTTTCATCTTACCACGGTCGATACCAATCATGAAGCGTTTGTTCATACCTGGGTCGTTGTAACGATTCTTCAACTGCTTTATCATCAACTGGCCCATCTTGTCAAGTTCTTCTGTTGCGATAAGGGCAAACATCAAGTCAGCCGTAGCTGGTAGACCAAATGATTCTGAAGTATCTGTCAGTTCGACATCTGAATTGGCATAACCACTGCGGGTTGTCTGTGTAGCAGAAACGATTGGCAAATCAAACTCTACTGCCAGACCACGAAGTTCTTCTGCGATACCCTTAATGACTGTGTAAGAATTGGCACCAGACGATGCTTTGTAGCGACTAGATGCACAAATATTCAGATAGTCAATGAAGATAACATCTGGCTTGAAGTTCCGCTTCAACTGGAGTTCGTTCAACAGAGCCTTGAAATGGCCTACATGGGCGCTGGCGGTTGGATATTCTTTGACAATCAAACGACCTTCTGTCTTCGAACGAATCTTTGCAATGCGCTGGTCAAACATAGACTTAGATAGGTCTTTGAGTTCTTGAATGTTAACGTTCATCAAGTTGGCGTCAATACGTTCTGCGATACGTTCTTCTGCCATTTCAAGGGTGATATACAAAACGTTCTTGTTCTGACCCAATGCACCAGCAGCCATGTGGCACATGAACAGAGACTTACCAACACCAGTACCAGCAAGAGCAATGTTCAATGTCTTATTTGGTAGACCACCATTGGTAATCTTGTTGAACATCTCGAGGTCAAACGGCAACTTAGTTTCTGCCCGGTGATAGAAATCAAAAC